AAGGCCGCATCCTGACGCTCAGCATACTGAGGGACCAACGTCATCAAGTTTGTGTACGTAAAGTCTTGCACGGATCTCCCCAATAAAGAACAGGTTAATTTTAGTTTATAAACAGTGATTCAGGGTCACTTAATTTTTGGAGAGATTGCCGACAGGAGATATAGGCAAGGTTAATCCTATCGGCTTGGAAGGCTTGAGCCCGAAGAAAGTCAGAAGCTCGCTCTGAAAGTAACCCACTGTCTTGGGCTCCGTCTGCTGCACTACTGCTGGCATTGGCGGTATTTGGACCTTGGGCGGGGTTACTACTACACCGGGTTGCACCGGGGTCGCGCAGGCGAGTAGCATGTAGCTTGTCAGCAAGTATAGAGATAGCTTGGTCATTAATCGCATCGGTTTTCTCCTGGGCTATGTGAAAGTCTTTAAGCGCTTGCGTTGCAGCATTGGCTTCGTCGGTTTTTACTTTTAGCAGCTTGGCGGCTTCTTCATTCTGCTTTTTGATAGCCTCGATGTAAGGCGCGGCCCCTATGCCTCGCTCATGTGAGCGCCAACTGAAGTAACCTGCAGGTAGCAAGACAATCAGGGCTAAAATTATCCAGCGCTCGGGGTTGAACCAGGCCAAGATAGTAGTCATGTCAGCGCTCCCTTGGCAGCGTCCCATAGGGCACAGCGCAGGTCGTAGCCATTCAAACCACCGTTAATGCGCCTGGTCAGCTTCTCGAACTCGCCAGAATCCGCCAGCGCATTGAGTCGGTGCGACTGCCAGTACCAACCAGCGCTTCTAGCAGCCAACTCAGGCTGAGCCAGTTTTGACGGGTCTGTTATCAAGTCAACTCCCAGCGCAATGCCAGCACTGGCGTAATTGGCTCTGCCTGTTATCTGAATAAGCCCGCGACCCCTGAACCTGGAACCATCCCCTGGCTCCACATTGCCCAAGTCAACTCGGCCCTCATAGCGTTCTTGCGTAGAAGTTGGCCCCCAGATTTCGCTTGACCAGTGCAGCCCGCCAGACTCGCAACCGATTTGAGCCAGGAACGCGGCTTGGCGCTCAGGGGTGTCAATGCCGAATTCGGTCATAGCTGCCTCAATATAAGGCAACCATTCCTCAGCACGATCACTGCGGGCACCAGTGCAGATGGCTAGTTCTTGTGGGGTCATTACTTCTCTGCCCACTCGGTTGAAATCCAGTCGTTCATCCTGCGGCCACGCCCGCCATCGTGTGTGCGCCATTTATAGCCGCCGATGCAGACTGCCATGCCGGTGTAGATCAGGCAGTGGACAACTTCCAACGCGTCTGAGTTTTTGTAGCCGGATTGTAAAGTAATCATCCATGCGGCCAGGAACCCAATGGACAGGCATATGAGACCGATCTTGACAATGACACCATCCTTGACATGCTTGCTCATCACAGTCCAACCAATTACAAGCGAGAGTACCAGGGATATACTTGAGTTAAATAAATCAATCACGACGACCTCTTTTGGAGAGCCAAGATTGAATAATGTCTGCTATTTTCACGTCGCGCAGTCCGACCATCATTGCCGCCGCAAGACTCATTCCAAACATCCCCAAGAAAAATGATAAGCAAGACAGCATGGAGGGTGACGTCAGCCGGAACGCCTCCCCCGCTGCTGGAGCCACAAACCCGGCACAGGCCGAGCCAGTGGCAACGTTGACCAGGCGCTCGGTCCAGTTGATACCTGGAGCAAACTTTAGGCCGACAAAAGCCCCAGCCACCCCCGCCGCGAGCGGAGCGCCTATGATTTTAGTAGGGTCAATATCCACACTGGCCCCTTAGAGTAATTTTAACGCCTGCTCTGCCATGATATTCAGCCCGTACTTATTGGCTATGAAGCCAGCAAATAACAGCCTACGATCATCCGGGTAGTACTTGATCTGCTCCCGGTAAGCCCGTACTTCTTCAGCCAACCTGATTGATGGCACGTAGTACAGACCACCCAGAAGAAATAGTCCAGCAATTGCCGGTGCGTAGAAGTAGGGCAAACCAAGATAGAGCATTACCGCCGAGACAATCAGCCCCGGCAAGAGGCTCCAGTACCAGTCCCGTACATGCACCAGTTCGTGCTCCAGCAAGCCACGGTCGTCCTTGTACTTTGGGCGCATCAGGATCAGCGGCCCAAAGGTCTGAGCGCCGTAATTGGCGGCTACGCGCTCGGTCAGGATGCGAAGGTAGATCATGCTGCCACCTGCGCAGCTACAGCCGCCGCCACTGCTGCATCAAACGCTGCCTTGTCCGCTGCGGCTTTCTCTGCGGCTGCTTGGGCTTCTTGTGCGGCTTTGAGGCGTGTGGTCTCGGCTTCACAGGCATCGACGGCGAGCTTGGCTGCGGCTTGGGCGGCTTCGCTGGCTAGCTTGGCGGCTTCTGCGTCGGCTTTCTTGGTATCTGCTGTTGCCATGTCGGTTAGAGCCTGTTGCCCTGTGCTAATCGCGCTGGCTGTAATAGCTGCCCAAATGTCAGCAATGGGGTATCCAACCTCGCCCGCCATGCTTACGGGTTGCGCTAAACCTTCTTCGACATTAAGCACCGTCCCATCTTCAATTACCGAGTCGAGAAACTTGATGTGTGCGCCGCTGATTTTGCCATCAGTCCAGCGGACCAGGAATTCATAAGGGGATCGTGTTTTGGTGATCATGTTTTGTCCTTTGTGAAAATTAACCAACAATCCAATTTGTGCCATCTGAATAGACGGGTACTTTATTGCTGCCACCGCCTATAACAGTGAGGCCAAGTCCGAGAATTACTGTGGTGTTTGCATCGGTAACGAAAACTCTGGAACCAACACCAACGGCTGAAGCAGAGGGCAATGTACCTGCGGTGAAGACGCCTGTTTTTATGACGCCAACATTGGATAAATTCCCGTTAGCATCCAGCTTCATCGCCTGAGTGAACGTGATCGCTGTGCCTGCGGTGCCGGGTGGGGAGGTGTACCAAGCGTGACCCATTGCATCTTGCTGATACCTAGAGGCTAGTCCAGGAGCTTTATAGATATAGTTTGCGCCGTTGAAGTAGCTGTTCGCAAGTATGTGAATATTATCCGCCCCGTTTGACGCCAGCGCTCCACCTACTAGTTCAATAGCTCGCATTGTCCAAGCACTAGGCACAACCCCAAGGCCGAGGTTGCCGTGGGAGTCTAGAACGGCAACAGCAGTACCATCCGTCTTTTTAATATTCAGTGTCTGATAATACTCAAGCAGGTTCTGAAAGGCACCACCATCCCAATAATGCCCAATACCACTCATCTTGATGGCACCATAGTAACTGTTAAAAGCTGCTCCGCTATTTGTTCCCGAGTTCGGATTCGATGTACTGATCTCAAGTAGTCCTGTCTTATTTAAACTTGTGCTTATATTCTCGGATGCACTCAGCGCCCCTGTGACTGCTAGGTCGGCCAATACGTTTGTTTTGCCTGTGGTGGCATCAAAACTTACCGAATCAATAACACCATCTTGTCCGATCCACCCAGAACCGTTACGAGCAAAAAAGTGCCAGATATTTGGGGATATTGCGGTCTGCACTTGATAACCAGCGCGTGAACTGGCACCTGTATCTACATTGGTTACTAGTGCTCTAGCTTCCCCCGCTGCCGCAATTTTTGTGATGGCGACTTCCGCAAAAGTTCCGGTACCCCCCGTAATAGCTCCACTCGCACTCAGCGTAGTAACCGACGCCGGTAGCGTCCCGCCAGCCAAACTTGCCGCTGTTACGGGTTTGTTCGTTGCGGTGTCGATGGTGACGCCTGCGATGGAGCCTGGTGCTGCAAATGTTGCCCCGCCTAGGGTTGCGGCGTTGACGTTGGTGATGTTGGAGCCGTTGCCACTGCTTGGGGTGCCGAGAGCACCGCCTTTGATTACTGGTGCGCCATCAGTGCCAGTATTAATTGCTAGGACTGTGGCTATGCCTGTGCCGGGGGTTATGGCTGCCCATGTGGTGAGATCAGGGTCGTAGGCTTGGACGTCGGTGCCGATGACTAGGCCAAGCGTCGTCGGCGTGGCTGTTGCAGTATACGCAGACGTGCCCAAAGTTCCGCCAGTTCCAATGGCAAGCGTGCTGCCGTCGGTTGCGCTCAGCGTCAATGTGTTGGATGCGGTCAGGGTTTTGCCATCTGCAACGGTTATCGTCGAGCCTGTTGCTGGTGCGGTCAGGGTGATTTTGTTGATGCAGGTGGCTGTAGCTACTCCCAAGGTCGGGGTGACTAGCGTTGGGGATGTGTCTAGCACATTTTTGCCAGAGCCTGTGTTCGTCACAGATATAAGCGTCTTGCTCGCATCAGTAGCCAGGGCACTCGATGCGGTCAATCCGTCGAGTGTCAACCCGCCAACTGCAAACTTACCAAGATAAGTGCCGTTGATTGTGATCCCAATCTCGTCCGTTCCAGAAGAGTAAAACCCAGTAGCCGTTGAGCCAACCCCTAAAGAAGGCGCTGCAGCAGTTCCGGCATTGAGCAACAGAGTCAGCGGCCCGCCCGCAATCTGCGTGTCAGCGTTGATGACATTGGTGCCGTCGCAGAACAAAATGGCTGCTTGTGCGGCATTCACTGACACTGACGTGCCACCGCCAACACAACCAAAGGTCAGTGTATATGCGCCAGAAGTGTCATTGGAGACGTAATAAACCTGCACGATTGCGGGCAGGTTGACTGTCTGATTGCTGACCAGCGTACCGTTGTAAGTCTGCACAACATTAGACGCTTCTGTCAGGCTCAGCGCCAACGTGCCGCCAGTAACGGCCCTGACCAGCTGCGTGAAGTTGAAGGCTGAATTCTTGCCTAGCCCCACCGTATACCAGTCACTCGTGCCCATGTGCACAAAGCACGCTTCATTCACGGATAGCGCTATGTTGCCCGAGCCGTCAATCAAGGCTCCACCCACGGGCGCAACGGTCAGCATACCGGAGCCTTGATTACGCACTTCGATGTTGAAGTCGCTTGTGGACGCCGAAGTCGTGGGCAGGGTGACGGTACCGCTGCCGCCGTTCCACACAAACACCTTGGCCCGGTCGGTCAGAGTCACCGTTGTGTCACCTGAAATTTGGCTCACTGCGGGGGCAAAGTTCAGCGTATTTGAAAGCGCCTTCAGCCCATAGCCCTTCAACTGTGAGGCGTCCAGAGTGCTTGACGAAGCGCCAAACAGCGTCACTCGCCATGTGCCCGCTGAGGTAGAGTTGTCACTGAGGTAAAGGTACTTGATTTGTCCCGCAGTCAGCGTAGCAATAGAGTTGCCCGCGCTGTCCAGCACGGTGAAGGTGTTGGCCCCTGCGTTGTCAAACAATATGTCTTGGCCTAAGCTAGTCAGTGTCGCATCGGGCAGGGTGATGGTAAGTGAGCCAGCGCTAGCTGACACTTTCATTATGCGAGCCACCTGATTTCCAGACGTCGCAAAGGGCGGCCACACGGTTATGATGCTGGCGGACAGCGCCACCGCCCGGAAACCTACATCAGAGGGCTGGACTGTGGAACCTCCAAATACATCTATATAGCTCATTTTCTGTCCTTCAAGCGTCTAACGGCTCATCTGGCCGTGGGAATCGTAGGGTAATGTCTTCGGGCATGTGGGGGCTGAGCCGCCATGGATCCAAGTCATCTGCACACTCAGGACACACACGCAGACCGGGTGCGTTCTTGTCAGACACAAGAGTGCTGTATGGGCGCTTGGCATGACATCTGTCGCACACGGAAATTGCGCAAGAGGAGTACCCAGAAGTGTCAAGGTACAAAGGCATAATGGCTCTCCTTTTGTAGCGCTAAGCAAGCCCAAGATACCGTTTTTCCAACTTCTAAAGCAACTTCTTTTAACTTAGCTCCGTTCTTGTGCATATGTTGGGCTATAGCATTGTCAAACCAATTCCATTTGTTCTTAACAAGGCCGCTTGCAATATTCGCTCGTTGCCTGTTATTTGAAATCCGTTCTCTGTAGCTCGCGTCTGTTAAAAATCTACGCGTGAACTCAATGCCAACTAGGGTTTGATACCCCTCTACTCTGTGCTGAGTAGCTTTCGATCTTAGTGACTTTATCTTTTCATCAAACACAGGATCAATAACCCGATGCACGGCTATATTTTTTTCTCGAGTCTTTGATGCGTTAGACTTTACTTCAAGATATAGCTTTTCGTATTCTGGGTTAGCTCTTAACTCAGTCACTTTATCATGACCTAATTTTCCGGCTACTAAATACATTTTTTTCCATTTCAAACGCAACACCTCAGGCATGGTTGCTATTTCACTTTTTGATGGAAAACCGCTTTTAGTCCCACCTAAGTTGTAGCCCTTTTTCCTATCGTATGCCTGAAACTTAAGAATATACTCAAGTTCTAAAGCTGGCAGGTTTATAGCACAGTCACGATCTAATATTGAAAAGACAAAGGCATCAACTCCGTGCTTTCGTAAACTGCAATGAATAGGAAAAGGAGAACCTTTTTTCGCATCAATCTTATGTTGTGCCCATCTAAGTTCTATATTTACAGATCGTCCAATATAAGACTTACCTGTTACAGTATTAAGTATCCTGTAGACTCCAGAAATAGGACTCATGCCGAGTACCCGCGAATGTTGGGCGCAATGCGTATCGGAGATCCATCATTCTCGCTGTCTTCCGCTTGCAGGAGGTGCTTCTCAGCTTCTGCACTTAGCAACTCATAGCGTCCCGGAGGCAATTCACCAGCGGGCAACTCTAACGCACACCGGCAAGCCAACGTCAGGATGATTGACTCAAGCCAGCGCTGTGGTATGTCTAGCGTGTTTGTCAGTGCCCCTACGTCTTGAATGTGACGCTGTGACCACAGCACGATCTGATCTACGTTGCCCTGCGATGCGGGCCAGATGACAATACGCGGAGTGATCTGTTTGTCAAACCAGTATTGCAGGCTCTTGCTGCCCGCAGGTGCGGAAAGCGTCTTGTTAGGCAGGGATTGATAATCATCACCCGAAAGCTTGGCCATCGGCACTTCATACGGGTCTTTGCTGAACACAAGTATAGAAACAGCAGGGAGCGTGCCAGAAGTGTCCCGGACGCGCCAGTAGCGCGCTGTTACCGCGCTGTCAGGGTCAACGGCCAGCCATTCACCTGCCAACACCGTTTGGGCCACCGGAAACGCCACTGAGGTTACCCAGGTAGCATTGTCTGCCGAGTACTCAAGAACCAGAGTGACTGTAGCATTAGAGACAAAGCTGACAGAGGCCGTGTGAACCAACTGAGCGGTGGTCAGGTCTTGGCCCTGCCACCCTGCGCCACTGATCGTGCTGCCCGTCAGGTCGGTCTTGGTACGATAAAGCGTGTTCATCACGTCCACAACGCCCACAGGCAGCGTGTACGAGGTCTTGTAGGGGCTAACCCCTAGAACGTACTTCTGAATGCACCACAGGCTCAGCCCCCGATTGGCGAGGTCACTGAGCAGGAAGTAAAGGTTTTCCCGTGCGGAGAGTTGCAGCTCCGACGAGATTGTAGAGGCCAGTTTGCCGCAGCGACGGAAAGCGTGCTCAACGAGAGCAGTTACATCGACGACGGTCTGGCTGACGGTTCCAGAGGTTGCCATAATTGATCAGAGCGCATAGCCCGCAGCTTGCGTGATATACCACGTCAGCGTGGCCCCATTAGTGACTGAGTTGATCTTAAGTCTCACCGCCTGGTCACCGATGGTCACAGTGCTTGAAGTGGTAGCGGTCTTGGACGCCAACGCGGTGACTGACACCCAAGGGCACGCTTCCATAGCATTGTTGAACGGATTGGCGTAGGTTTCTTCAACCGTGAAGTTCACGGTGCCCGTCACCTTGACCGTCATGGCTGCTGCCGCAACGCTGCGCCACTCTAGGGCAATCATCGGGGGCACTGACTCAGCAGCAATGCCGACAGACACAACCAACGCCCCCATCGTGGCCGACGGAGTGATTGTGGAAATGGTCTTGAAGTGCTTGGTGCTGGTGACTGTAGCTCCACTGGCTGGGCCAGTGATTCCAGTTGAAGTCAAAGGCAAGTCATTGGCGTCGGTACCGACGATAGTGAACGTCACCCCTGCAAGGGTGGCTTGCACCGGAGACGTTAGGGTCACCAGGTGCGCAAGGCCATCGGTCGTTGCCGGGGTGGTTACAGCGGTTGCTGCCCCCGTGCTGTTGAAGGTCTGCGCGTTGAAAGCGGTAGTGTTTGCCGTTACAGGCGAGAAGGGGCCGAGTTGCATGGGACGCATGTCTGTTCTCCTTGATGAGTAACTTGAGTGCTCTTTGTCAGAGGACTCAAGCGCTAATGACCTAAACTAACGACGCCGCGCCTTCTTAGGTGTGGCAAGAGCCTTTGGCGCCTCTTCTTTGGGTTGCTCTTGAAGCTTTGCAATCATCACCTGATAAGCCCTGATGGTGGCATCAGCTTGAATCAGGAAGACCCGTGCCTTCTCTGATTCGCGCTTAAGGTCCTCAATCTCAGAATTGAGGAAGTCTTCAGTGATTACCACGATTAGGACGCTGCCGAGTTAGCCAGGATCCAGTAAGGCGTACCGTCATCGGCCACAATCTTGATGACGTGAGACGAAGCCGCCAACACTCCCGCAGCAACCATCGCCTTAGGAACATTGAACAGGTTAGCAACCGTGCCCGTACCTGAGTTGGTGAAACGGATGAAGGCCGCATTGGTCCAAGTGCCGCCAGTGGCAAAGTTGGAGTCCGCCTGAATCGCAGCCAACGTGCCGCCTGGGTTGGTCGAAGTGCCGCCCAAAGTCGCTCTAAAAGCATTGCCTGCGCCGGATACTGTGGCCGTGCCATTAATATCTAACGAGACGTGAGCCCCGTTCACTGTGCCGCCTGGAGCAACTGCTCCTGCACCCGTTGCTAGGATTGTGTAAGCCCGAAGAGTTTCACCAGAACCGGCTGCAGTAAATGTCGTCTTGAGGTATGTATTTCGAGTGTCGCCATTGGTGGCTGAACTCGTCACATAACTTTGGTTGACACTAGCCGCGCTGGTCAGGGAAATGGGGTCAGTGGACAAACCATTGACCGTGCCCGTGAACATTGTTTGACCGAATTGCATAAATTTCTCCTTGAAAGTGAGCGGGGGACCGGAGTCCCCCTAAGGTCGTTTATGCGCCTGCGGTGCTGTAGAAAGCCCGAGGGTCGGTCCATCCTTCGATGTAACGCTCGGTGGCTTTGTAGCGAACGCTGTCGGTCTCGAAGTCGCCTTCCATGCTCTTGGCCAACTTAGTGCGCACAATGAGCTTGAGCCCTTCAGGCGCATCGGTCTTGATACCCCACTGGGTGGCAGAAGTCATCCGGGACAACACAGCGGCCTCAGCGTCCAGCGAGCCCATGCTCTTCACCGGGTTGATGTCGTTGTTGGCCGTGCCCGAGCGCAGTACCGATTTCAGCAGCACCTCAGCCTGGAACGTGTTGTCCGGGCTGATGACCAGCTTCTGCGGGGTCAGGCGAATCTTCTTGCCGTTGTTGTCCACGGCCTTGCGGACCTGGATCAACATCTGCTCGAGGGACGTCTGGCTCAGCGCAGCGGCTGTGGACAGAATGTTGCTGAACGTGCCGTTGATGATCGGGTGGCTCGCGCTGCCCAAGCACACACCGTCACCACCCAGGTACGAGCTGTTATACGCACGGTTGATCACGTTGGCGGTGCGGGTTTCCTTGGTCTCAATCAGCGACTGGGCCAGGTGCTTGCTGAACGTGGAGCCGATGCTGATGTGGTCACCATCGTCAACCAAGATCTTGGTCAGTGCAAACGCAAGGCCGAAGACCTTGTAGTTGTAACGCTTGGTGAAGAGAATACCACCTTGCTGGTACGTGACGGGCATGCCATCAGGCAACTCAGGGGCGGCACCAAAGCCATAACCCACGGGTTCCTCAAAGTAGGCACGCTGAATTGTGGCAAACGACTCAGTAAAGACCTGCTTCCACTCGTCCTTGCGGAGGTCATAGATGCCGTCAAAGTACTGATTCAGGATTGGCTCAACGATGGGCCGGAAGTCTGTGCTGCGCATTGGTGCAGCACAGGCAACCATGCCCATGTTTGTCATGTACCCAAAGAGGGCACTGTTGAGCTTTTGACCGAGTCCAACGACCAGGCCGATGATGAAGGAGAATAGTGTTTTCATGAGAGTTTCTCCTTTACACTGCGGTTGTTGCGGCACGGAGCTGCGTATTGGCCAGCGTCACGCGGAGGATGGGATACAAGTCCGTAATGGCATTGTCAGGCGCGAGGCCGACGCCAATGATGCGGAATTGCTTTTGAGACCCGGCACCAGCCATTGCGGCAGTGTTCAGGTTGCAAGCTGACAAGCCCGTGGAGGTCGAACCCGCCACATAGGTGATGTCAGCTTCGTCTCCGATGAAGGCCATCGCGGTCGCCAGTGTGGCGCTGAGTTGGCCCACGGCCTGAATCTCGTACACGATGTTGGGGTCGTCGTACACATAGCAACGAATCTCAGAACCCGACTGCACCGACTGCGAAGCCGGATAGAAGTTGCTCAAGGTTGGCTTGCCTGTGGAATCAACGTACTCGCATCCAGCAAACACGCCCATAAGGGCTGACGCGGCGGCGCCAACAGTAACAGTACCGTTGGAGTTGAGGATGACGGGGTCGCCTTTGAAAATGGCGGTGTTGTAAGTGGGGTTGATCGTGTACATGTTTGCACGATCCAGCCCACTGGGGTGATAGACAGGTACAAGACCCATCGCTGCTGCGGTTGCGCCCATAGTGAGTGCTCCTTATAAAGATGATGAACTACAAACAAGGTGTTTCCACCAAACTTGCGGGCCAACAAATCGACACAAGGAGCCTACAGGCTCAACTTAGCAATTTTCAGACTCGATTTTCTAGCACTTTAACCCTGCTATTACAGCGGGTATTAAAGTGCTTTTTGAAAGTGAATAAATTATAACCCTGAGCTAACTGAAGTGGGGCACTTTATTTTTAAGCGCCGCAATTTCGCGTTCCATGGCCGCTGCGCCGTCGTCTGCGTCGGTCAGGCGTTCACCCTGCTGGTTGAACTTGCCCACCACCCCTTCTTCTTCCTGCATGGGCTTGGTGTGGTGGAAGAACTTCATAATGGCCTGATAGCGCGAGTCAGCAATCTTGCCCAGCACCATCTCATTACAGGTGATTAGGCCGTCATAGCCAGTGAGCGACTGCCCATTGCTGGCGTCGAAGCCGGGCAACTCCGACTGGCGCACCAGGACATAACCCAGCCGCTGGCGCTTCTGGATGCTGTCATAGGAGGATGCGGTCGTGAGCCAGCACACGTGGAAGCCTGGGATCAGGGGCGCGGTGGGTAGTGCCGACTGATCAAACTCGTCTTGCAGGTACTTTTCAAAGTCCGCGTCGGACTCCAGCCCTGAACCGTCGCGCCCGGAGTCTTGCTCAGCGCCCCGGTCGCCGCGTACTTCGGGAGCGCCACCAATCTTGGTGCGCTCGTCTTCTTGAATCACTGGTTTTGCTGCTGTTGCCATGGTGTGTTTACCCCTTTGCATTTTGTTTGTCGAAATTGCGATAAGACTTGATCATCTTGGTGCGGGTCACGGGGTCATCCCACATGCCAGCAGACTTGATAGCGGCTACGCGCTCGGGCGAGAGCTGGAACACGCCGCCTTGGTCAGATGACCCAGAAGAACGGTTGCTGCCTGAGACCGGATTGCCGGACCGTGACGGAGGAGCTTTGTTGAGCCTGTGTGGAAGGTACTTCTCGGCACGCTTGTTCAGCTCAACCCAGTAACTGTCGTCGGTTGGATCCCAGCCTTCAGCGGTCAGTGAGTTGTCAAGAGCGGTCAGCACCTTTGAGTCTGGATCAGCGCTGGTAGGTCCACCATACCAGGTGTTCTTGCTCATGAACGCTTGTGACTTACTGACCAACGACGGGTTCAGCGGCTTGGGTGCATTCAGTGCTCGGGTGGCGTTAACTTTGAAGTCTGAAAGCTCCTTTGCACGGGTGCGGGAAGCGATCATGTATTCAGTGGCTTCCGCCAGCGTCTTGCCATCATTGCGACTAGCGGCCTGGGCGATGACGTTCTTGAAGTGCTCTGCTGCCTGGTTCGCCTGATTGATGGCGGCATCCACCTGAGCCAACTGACTGCCCGCGCTTGTGCTCTGAATTGTAGACATCTGCTGTTGCAGTGTCTGGTTCTGAGCAGTGAGCGCTTGCAGGTTGCGTTCCAGGGTTTCCACACGCTCACGGTTGCGCTGGCTGCGGGACTTGCGCTCGTTCTTACGCCGGGCACGAATCTCCTCACGCTCGGTGTCGTTCTCGGCGGCTTCCAGCTCTTCGTCAACCTTGGCAGTGGCCTCGTCGTCGCCTTCTGGCGAGTCCGTTACGACGGTCTCGTCTACTCCGTCTAGCGGGTCATCGTGTTCGAGTTCGGCTTCGTTCTCTTTGTCTTTTGGGTCTGTCATGTTGAGGCTCCTTAAACCATGTGGGCGCGTACCTTGCGGACGTCGCCAGTGTATTTGCCGATCAGGTCACCGTCGCTCATGATGGCAAGCATGATTGGTTCGAGGCCGTCGGCCATATCAACCGTCCACCTCTCGCCTCCCCACCGGCTGACCTTTACATAATCCCCAACGCCCGCCCAGATCCCCTCTGGCCACGGTTCGCCGGTGGCGCGGTTCTTGAAGGCTAAGGGGCCAACCGCGACCACAAGGGCGATGGTTGAGTTGTAGGCTTCGGTTTCCTTGACTTCTTTGGGCAAATAGATGCCACCAGAAGTCTTGCTGACCACGCGCCGTAATTGGACCACTACGCGGTGTCCGAAGGGCACGAATTCAGGGTCAATGGGAGGAAACATTTCTTCAAGTGACTTGTCAGCCACTGAGAGACCTTGGCCGTAGGGATTGATAACTTCTGGCATTATTTAACTCCTTTAGGGTTACGTTTCTTGGGCCACGCTTTGAGCTGCACGCGCTTGACTGGAAATGGCTCCTTAGCCTTCTTGCATAGGGCCACAAACTTTGTTTCAATGTAGTTAGGTCGACCGACCTTCACAACGAAGTCACCCCACAGATTGCGCTTGCTGAATTTGTGGCGTCTGCAAATCGAGATCACCAACTTTGGGTCTGCATAGTAAGTGGCCCGACGCATATCAGTGTTGTCAAGCAGCGATCGCATAACTTGTGCGACAAGCATGGGGATAGATAGGTCTTTCATACCAATTCCCAGTCATCGGCCAGCATGTCTGTCTGACTAGCAAGCCAAGGCACGCGAGCACCAGGAGTGTTCTGCGCATTGTCCGGGTAACTCATGAAGATGTAGGGCATGGTCATCTTGCTATTGGCGTCGGGCACTTGTAGCTCAAGCCACAACCCTTTACCATTCCACCCACTGCGAGACACTTTCATGCCCGCTTTTAGCGCGTTGAGCGCGGAACCGAAGTCCATAAATCGTTCTCCAAACAGAACCGCCCAGATATGGCCGCTGGGCACTCGGCATGCGACGAACTACTCGTCGTGTTCAAGCCCTGCCATCGCCGTCTTGACGATGTTTATCAGGGCGTCCAATTCTATGTACGCACCAAGTCTCTGTTTAAAGCTCGGCCAGTCAGAAGGAGGGCTATCGAAGACACTTAACGCCATTTCGGCGCGTCGTTCGATAAGCTGCTTGTAGATCTTTTCCAGCATTGTCAGTTACTGCGGGCTAAGTACCCGGCGCAGATTCTGAACCCACTGAGGCTTGGCATTGTACTGAATCTCCAGTATCAACTCCAGGATTGCAAGTTGAATAGCGTGTGGCCGCATCAGCACTTCCCGCCCTTCTTGAACCCGGGCACGCCGTTGCTGCGTTTGGCCATCTCCAGCGGGGTATCCTTCTTGCCCGACTTCAGGAAAGGCACTCGCCCGCCGAAGGCCATTTCCTTCTTGTCGTGGGCTTCTTCCTTCTTGGAGCCTTCCTTGCCGTACTTGCCGGCACTGCCGCCGGACTTGAACGCAGGTTTCAGGCCCATGGCCATTTGCTTGTGCTGATTGATTGCTTGTGTCATGAAAATACTCCTGTAAAATTTTACTCGGTACCTACAGATTCAACGGCCACGGTGTCACCATTGCTGTTCTTGACTGGTCGCGCTATGCGAGGGGCCTTGATCGTCTTATGCAAAGCCACAATCTCACCCTGCAGTTGCTGCAGCATGGCCTGAGTGTTCACTTGCATCTCATCAATTATAGGTTTCAGCACGGTGGCGGGGTCCATCGGCGGTTGCTGCATCGAGGCGGCTTGTGCCTTAAGAGTTTCCCCTAGCACCAGCAGCTGCGCGTCAATGTCCGCCTTCTGTTGCAGTAACGAAGCTTCAGTTTGAGCGGCCACTGCCTCGGAATACTTCTTGTTGTCCGCTGCAAACTGCGCCATGGCTGTTTGAGTATCCAACGATTGCTTCTCAACCGCTGTGGCCATGACCGTGGCGCGATCGTTCTGGTCTTGCTCAGCTTGGAACTGCTCGCGCTCCAATGCCTGTTCAGCTTGCTTTATAGCGGTATCAAACTGACGCTTCTTCTCGTCTTCAGTCGCTTGAGCAGCAAACTTCTGTGCGTCGGCCTTCAAGCGCAACTGTTCAAGTTGCTGCTGAGCTGCGAGTTGGGCTTGCGCAATGGCTTGTTGTCCAGCGAGCTGCGCCTGAATGGCAGGGTCAAGCGGGGGTTTGGGCGCGAACTTGCTGACGAGCTTCTGGGCTTGTTCAAGCGCGGGCATGATCATCGGCCCCAGCAACTGTGCCATCATCTTGTCGGCAAACGCCGAGCCCGTGGCCTCGGCCTGCGCACGGGTAATGGTGTTTCCCATAGCGGGGGCCATCAGTTCCATGGCGTCTGCTGCGCCGGAAGTGTGCTTCTTGTAGAAGCTCATCAGGTGGTCCTTCAGGTGCGTCATCATCGAAGGCCCATAGGCCAGCGTGCCTATCAGCGGGTTGGCCCCGAAGATGGGGCTGATCAGGAAGTGCAGGTGCGTCTCCAGGTGCGCAACATCATCCTGCTCAGCATACACCTTCAAAGGCGCAGGTTCTTCGCTGCAGATCATGTAGTTCTCATCCAACGCGCCCAGCCGCTTGGCGTCCTTGGGCAGGTTGGCCATGTCTTCAGCCGAACTGATCTGCAACAGGCGCAAAGCCCGTTGCAGCAGTCTATCGGGCCTGAAGAACGTGGCAAAGCGGGGGTTGTCGCTGAGCTGCATGACCGCTTGCAGCTGTGCGTAACGCTGTGCTTCGGAGAAGATGTTGGGGTCGGACACGGGAATGATGTCCATCGGCCCTTGGAAGTCCTGCCGCGACACAACCAGCGTGCCCAGCTCCTCAACGGTCTCCTGGTCGGTGATGTTCTCTGCGTCCAAGCGATGAAGTATCTCGAGTTCGCGTTTGAGAGATGCATGACAGCGCGCATGGATTGCAGAGAAGTTGACCGAACCGTGCTCGATGAGCGCCAGCGCAGTGCCCACAGGCATGTCAGCCCCTGCGTCCGCAATCTTCTCCGATGCGGTGGCGATGACGCCTTCGGCTTGTTGGGTGAGCCACTCCAGCAGGTTGAACAGCACTGGCGACGGCCCGTTGAACGGGAACGGCATCACCAACTTGCGGATGTCGTCTACTCCTGCGGGCGCGTCAATCTCTGCAAGCTCAGTGGCGTTGACCTGTATCGATTGACCTGCTGTTCGTCCACCTTTAAGTTTGAGGCCTCCTGGAAAGTTAGATATATGCGCCGAGTCCATGAGCGCTCTGAGTGCGCCCGTTCCGCCTCCGGCGAGAGAGCCAATGAGGTGGAACAACCCGACTCCATAGGCTCCCCGCCAAGGTATGAAGTTATACTCGACCATCCAGTGCTTCTTGGCATAAGTGTCGTCTCCCTCGGCCCAATTGCGGTAGAGTCCCAGCACCCGCTGAGTATTAGTCTCTATGTGCAAAATGTAGGGGGCGGTGCGACCTGCGAAGGAGTCATCGTCTTCGAGGTCAAGGTCAACGTAGATTTGGTATATCTCGCGCTGGCCTTCGTCGTTGTAGGCGGCGGAGTCCTCCTCATTGCCTTCAACCTTGTCAGAGGCGACCTTGGACTTGCTGAGGTCAGAAAAGCCCTGCGTCGGTGCGGACAGGCTCAGGTCACGGTACAAACCCGAGTCGATGCGAGCTTCATACTCACTGACTGAAACCCACTGGCGGTGCGTTACGCGGTAGCTGGTGTAGAAGTCAGACTGAGAGTAAGGCAAGAAGACGTCATCCACGTACACTGTCTCGGTGCGGGGACGTTCCAGCAGGTCATCCCACCACCAGCGTTTGTACTGCGAGCCTCCTAAGGGCAACTGAGAGAGTAGCCTTTCAAACTCGGCACGTTGTTCAGCCACCCGCGTGGTCAGCTGCCAGTTCATGTAGGTCTTCTTGCGCTCGGCCTTGTCTAGTTTGACGTCGTCCGCCTCACCGATGATCTGCGTCTTGCAGGGGCCGGTGGCCGGGAACAGCTCCTTGATGGCACGTGAGGCAAAGTCCACACAGCCTTTGGCCAGCATGGGGTGAACCGCGCGGCTGGCACCGTCAAACTGCGCTCCTCCGGGTGAGTCGTTGCCTAACCCGGTGCGCTTGATGCCTTCGGCGTACTGCTTGTCACGGGCTTCACGACTCTTGCGATCAGACTCTACGAGTTCAGCAACGTCTAAGCCTAGCCTGCCGAGCACGAATTCAGGCAGCGTTTCCGCCATGTTCTCACTGAATTCGGGCGTCTCCTGCGCTTCGTTGTCTTTAGTGCCTAAGTCCACCAATGCCGAGCCATCGTCCTGCTCAGTGACGGCATAGTCCTGCTCATCAGGAGCATATAACTCAGGTACAGTAGTGGTTTCAGGCATTGCGGTATCCTTTGGTTGGCATTATAACCTTGAACCGTATTGCAGCGGGTACTTATTTGCCTGCGGGCTATACTTCTGGGCAATGCTTAGGGCTGCTTGCCAGGTGGGTGCGGGCTTGGGGAGGACTGGACCACCGTGGGCGAAGCCTGTTGGTTTCAACAAGCTGTCTGTTCCTTGCAACGACTCTGCCAAGGCATTCAGTTCATCCATGGAAGCGTACCCGCCAAACTTAGCCTTTGCAGCCTTCATAAATTCAGGAGAGGTTGATCCGGTGAGACGTGATAAATCTTCCAACCCACTATTCTGCAAATCTCCCACATCACTCCACTGGCCCGACTTGACAAAGTCCTGAACGAAGGGCAGGTACTCGTCGTTGGGCTTCTGGTTGGCTTTACCTTTGATTTGGATGATGGAATTGACCGGATTGTCGTTGGCCAATCTGGTCATGTTTTGATTTACAGCTGTCAAAAAAGCTGCAGAGGGGTCATTGGGTGTTCCTGGATTTACCTCATTGGCGAGTGCTTCATTTTGAGCTTGCTCTCTGAACTTCTCTAAGTGGTCTGTGCCATAACTTTGTTGAGGCCTCGTCTCCACAGTCACATGTGGCACCCCTTTGGCATCGCGCAGGCTGAAGATGTTGCTCTTGCCCGACAGCACGTCGTCAGCATAGCCGCCCACACAGTGGCCCATGGTGTCGCCTTCGTACTTGAGGGCGTCTTGTAGAGACTCAGCTCGTTCCTTACGTTGATACAGACCTAGCGCTTCTTGGGGTGTCGCGCCTACTGACACGCTCTGCCCTGTAGATTGATCAATGATGCCATACTGGTCTGGAAAACCGCTGACAGGCCCAGGTACAGGTCCTTCTGCGAGTGTGGGTTCCGGAGCCGTCAACTGCACCCACCGCAGACCCTTCGGGTTGGGCGTTGCGTCGCTATGAGGATACTCTTTGTGCAGGACGGTCGCTGCGTTGTTGGCGATTGCCTCATTAGCCGCAACCGTCTGGTCCTCACGCCATGCGTTGATCTTGCTGACCCGTTCCACAGCATCAGGCACGCTCAGCCGGGCCAGACTCTCGGGCTTGAGTTGCAGGTTGGCAGGCAGGCCCGACGCGGGGTCTGTGGCGTTGCGTAGCTCGTCGATGAGATGGTCGAAGCCGAGGTCTGCCACGCTAGAGTTAGAAGAAGCATTGTAAACAGGCGTTTTTGGGGGCACCTTGCGTAGCCATGAATTAGCCATCTCGGTCATTGAAGGCGTAGGCTGCGGCCCAGGAAAAGGTGTAAGCCACTGTTCTGCAATGTTAGGATCTATCGCGTTATCTGACAAGACTTCCCACTGTTTAGCAAGCTGTGTTTGCCCCGCACCGAGCCTAGGAAAGCCACTGTTTTCTCGATTTAAAGCTGTGGTAAAGGTGGGTGGGTTGATAGGCACCATCTCGGGTTGCATATGCAACACCCCACGCTCAGCCAGCGCCCGGATAGGATCCTCCGGCGTGGCCATGTCGTTCTTGACATAACGGGTGAGCTGTTTGTCAATGAAGTTGTTGACCGCCGCGTCTCTAACTTCTACTGGAAAAGGTGCTTTTAACCCAACAGGTATATCACTCTTCAACCCACCCAACGCTCCCTCCACACTCCCATTCAGCCAATTGCCGCCCGGCCCTTTGATGACGCCCTGCTGAGCCAACAACCCACCCGTCATCGGCCCTGGAGCCAGACTCAGAGCACGCTTGGCTATGCCTGAGGCCACAGGCAGCACCTGCATCGCAGTGCCAATGGGGAAGCCCACCTCCGCTCCACGCCGAACGCTGGCGTTCCGGCTGCTAGCGTCTGGGTCTAGTACGCTGCCCTGAGACAGCTCGTCAGGAGCGCTACCCATTAGCCCCGCTAGTGCTCCGTACAGCGTCGGGTATTGTGAGCGCAGTTCGCTTTCGGTTTGGGGCTGGATGATGTTGGCGTCGAGGACGCTGCCACCTTGAGCGTAAGGCATTGGAGCACCCACCACGCTCGACAGTTGTTTCAGTGTGCGACCTTTGGAGGCAGTTAGATTGACGGGCATTAGACCGGGCCTCCAGGGTTAAATAGTGAGTATTCGCGCAATTTTAGCCGACAATTTAGCCATACGGGTTTACTTTCGCTTGTCTGCGGGCGACGTAGTCCACATCTTGCGCTTCTTCTTCAGCAACTTGAACCTCTAGCTGACCTGTGTCTCGTAAGTACAAGGCTATCTGCGTCATGCAGTCCACCATTTCATCGTGCTCTCCCGCTGGGAACTGCTCCAGCTGTTCCAGCATCTGATTACACCACGTGCGTGACTTGCCGCGTGTCTTCGCGCTCTCCAACAGCCACCAGTTGTCATTCTCGAGCAATGGCGCTGTCATGTGGGCACGAGAAATCTTATCCGCTCTGCCCGGGTTGTACGGCACAGCAGGTATGTTAGACAGATGCAAGTCCTGCAGCAACGATTGACCTGAACCTTTGTTCTCAACCAGGATGATGTCCGCACGGCGCGAGGGCTTCATAATCTTCTTCTTGTCGCCCCCGTAGCGAGCGCCCCAATCATCTATGACACGCTTCTTCAGCTTAGGATAAGACAGATGCTCGTTCCAGCAATCTAGTAACAGCACGTTGATTCGCTTCTCGTATTCAAACAGACCCCAGACCTGACAGCCCGTAGGGTCTCCCGAAGTCTTCTCCGTGAATGCGGTGTCTATTGACTGCCCTACCCATATCAAGTCCGGCATCTCCTTGTCACAAGGCCAGAGCCTGAACTTGTCGGTCTTGAGTATGCCGCCACCGGCAGGCGAAGGTCGTTGTTGGAGTTGGCCAGCCGTGCCGTAGGTGCCCAGAGATACTTTAAGACTGTCAATCTCAGTTCGGCCAAAGCGTTCAGGGCATATCAACTCTCCTTCCTTGGTGCGAGGATCATATGGCCCTAGAATAGTTTTACGCTTAGTAAGTTCGTACTCGGCTGGAATGCACACATGCTCCCATACTCCTACTTGATTCTGTATAACCCCGCTGATGTCTTTGTGGTGAAGACGCTGCATGACCACAACCATTGCATCTTCTTTTGGGTTGTTAAGGCGGGTACTCCATACCATATTGAACCATTCAATAGCACTTTCTCGCATAGCGTCAGACTGGGCATCCTGCGCGCCATGAGGGTCGTCCAGGATCAATCTACTGCCCCCTTCACCTGTTGCAGTACCACCTACTGAAGTTGCAATGCGATAGCCCGTGCGATCGTTTTCAAATCGCTGCTTAGCCGACTGATCTCCAGATAAAGAGAACCGGTCTCCCCATCGCTCTTGGTACCAGGGAGACTGCACAAGACGCCGAGCCTTCAGGTTGTCACGTATGGATAGCACAGAAGAGTAGGACGCAGAAAGGTACTTCTCATCTGGTCTAGACAGCCACTCCCAGCACCCCCACATCACGCTTACGATGATGGACTTGCTGTGACGAGGAGGGATGTTTATGAGCAACCGTGTTATGTGCCCCTCGGTTATGGCCTGGAGATGATCGCAAATCACTTGAATGTGCCAGGACTCAATGAATGGCACTCCGGGCTCCACCACATGCCATGCCTGCTTAACAAACTCGTACAATGACTTTTCAGCTACTCTTTTACTTTGCTCTTTAGCAATAGCTTCGAGTATGATTTGAGGAGAAAGACTCATAGTACCCTAGTCTTACCTGTATGCTTTGATCTACTTTGATGCTTACCTAATGGCCCAGGTAAAGTAGTCATACCACAAACGTTGCAAGACCAAGATTGGCTATTTGTTACTTTGCAGCCCTTCGGCCCCCCAATCTTTCCACCGAGTTTGCCCATCATAGACATATGCTCTGGGTGTTCAATAGCATGCTTTTTAGCGGCAATACCAATTTTATAGTTACTGTCTATCGTTTTGCCATCCCTCATATGTTGAGCTAATACTTGGCGCTCAAATGCTGACATACTGGCAAAACGGGCTTTAAGTATTTTTGATCTTTTTTCTGGACTATTCTTTGCGCGCATCTTTTTAACTATCAACGCGTACAACTCAGGAGATCGTTTAGCGTGCTCTTTTAACGCCCCGGCTCTAATATCGTCTGGATGAAATGCTTTTCCACACCCACGATTGTAAAAAGAGTCAGATAGTACAGCGTCATGTAATGTGATTAAACTTACCTCGACATTCAGTACATAGTCCACGTCACCTTGAACTACTATTTGCTTTTTAAATCTAACTGGATCCGCTCTAAACAAAAGGGCTATTATTTTGCTATTAGTAAAATAAGTAATACCTAGGTCTTCAGGTGCACATCCTCTTGCATATCGAACGCCAATGTACTGTCTATCTGTTTCTAAGTCAGTAAGTTTGTAAACATATGGCTGAGACTCAGTTCCAACTTTGTATCGCATAGTTAGACCTCAATCACGTCCACAGTTTTAGACATTAACTGTTGCATTTGAGTTAACTCCACATCGCTTAGCCCGCGGAGGTTTAATGCTGCGATAGTTATTGGCCCACCATTAACTCCGCTAATTTCAGTCACTGTCTTATCTCCATACATCTTCGGCAGCATCTTCGAGAGCTGCCACTTCAAGGTCTCAACCTGGAGCCGCTTGCTGGCGATAACGTCAGGACTCAAAGGCGCGAGCTCTGTAGTCAACTTCGGAGTGCCGTCTTTCTCGTACAGCAAGAGCCCGTCTTTGTCTCTTGCATGGACCTGGATAAACGAATGTGTTTCGGCCGCAAGGCTTTGGATTTTGTCAGCCAGGTGGAGGTAACCGTCTTCCCGGGCACTCGCATACTGTGCGGCAACTATTTCACTCTCTCTACCCCAGTGCAGTACCGTTGAGGGTTTAGCCCCTTGCACCTTTGTGCATGCTTCCTGCAAACTAACCCCGTCTTTTAGCAACTCGCAAACGGCATCCATTATTTTTTGTTGCGGCGTCTTTACGGCATTAGCTACTGCATTAGTTACTGCATTAGTTACTGCATTTACAACTCGTGAACGCGCCGGACGTAAAGGGGTTAATGTTCGTGCCATAGTGACTCCAAATCCAAGATAACCAATTCAGGCGCAACTAACTGCGCACTTCAGTTTTTGGTGTTGATATTTATTTTAACACTGCACCTCGTTGAAGGCTTTACTTTTTATTCCCACCCGGATAACCGCAAATACTGCAGCACCGTGTCTTTGGCTTTACTTTTTATTCACACCCGGATAACCGCAAATACTGCAGCACCATGTCTTTGGCTTCAGCGTACCCTTTACATACCCGGACTTGGTACCCTTTTAACAGTAACTGCTTATGCACCAATTTCTGCACTTCCGAAGTTACCGCCGTTTTTGCTTCGGACTTCATCTCCACAAAGAGCCCATGGAAGGCCCTACGTGGCTCCAGGATCATCAAATCCGGAAAACCTGATAGGAGGCCCTCTGCAACCAGCCGGACTCGATGTAGGCCCGATACCGCGGCTCCATTGGGCACTGCCACTATCAACACGTCAGGATAAAACGTCCGGACATGCATGACTAGCCTTACCTGAGCACTATGCTCGGTCTTTACTTTCGGCATTGTCGAGGACTTTGCCTTACTAGTGGTTTTTAGTTTTCGCATTTGATGAGTCAGTTGTAACAAATGTAACAGAGGCCTCTTTTTTCAAGTCCTCGCAGTTAACCTAGTTTACGTTAGGCCTAACGTAAATACACACACACACACAAAAATTCTCACGTGCGGGCCCAAAAAATTGGTCTTTAAACTGTGGGCTAATGTAATCTACGATTATATATATTCTTATTATTATATATATAAAATATCCTTTAAAATCATAGACCTTAGTTCACATGGTTTTTTTTCCAAAAAGGTAAGTTTACGTACTTCAAAACAAGAGAACAAAGATTTCGATCTTTTTCAAAAAGTAGACCTTTTCTAAAAGTCGGCACGTAAACTTAAGACTTCATGTCTAAACTCATGTGGACTTGACATGAGGCCTTTGAGAGTTAATGCCTTAAAAACTTGAGCTGTACAGATGGTGTGGTCTTGGTTTTTACCACTCGTTGGACTAGTTGCCGGTTGGCAATTAAGGTCTCAATTGCAGGCAAGGCCCGTTTTTTAGACCAGTTCATAGTGTAAGTTACAGCTGATTGTTTGACCCATCCGTCATCGCTTTCGCCCTCGTCGGTCATCTTCTTCACACGGTAAAGAAGCTTTATTGCGTCTCTCATCTCCTCGGAGACGCCGCCCATATCGTTATGCAGGAAGTCCAGTAATACGTCATTGGAGGCATCGATAAATTCCTTGGCCCAGTGCAGCATGGCTTTAGTAATCACCGGATTTTCGGGGCAATCCCACACAGCCAAAACTCCCGCGATGCGCTCCAGCTTCTCGATTGCCCTGGTGCCGTAAGCACCGAAGAACTGGACATTCTCGTCCTTTTGGTAGCGGTCTGTCCAGGTTTGCATGGCCTTTTCGATACCTAGAAAGTGAGAGATTGGCCTGTCGGCCGACGGCGCCCAAGCCAGTTTAAGGCCTGCTGTTTCTACAGAAGCGGGCACTTTGAAAGGTTGGACTTGCCACCGTTTCTCTACACCTTCACGCCCTTTGGCGATGAGTAACCGGCCCATCAGGCCATCAGACACATTGTCTTCAGACACCGAAGTTGCCAGTTTTTCTATCGTGGTCACCCCAAAAAAAGACACTGACGGATGAGCAATCACACGCTGAACCGTGTTGACAGCGGTCCTGGCTTTTACCCGGCAATGGTATGCAGGATCGCGCCCAGCGGAGAACAGTTCTAACAAAGTGCTGGTCAGCATGATCATGTGCGCCGGTGCGTTTTTGTCATTCATACTGGACAAAAGATGCCCGGCTTCATCGACCAGGACCAGACTGCCGGAACCGTCAGGGATAGCATCCTGAAGACCTTGACCCGACGCCGGATTGCCGATGTGGCAGCCACCGCCGGCACTGAGGATCCTCCCCGCGGCATGGCGTACTATGTCTTTACCAGTCCCGGTCTTGGCGATACCGAGGCCATAAAGATTGAGCCGCATGCCCGATGGCAAGTAATAATGGCCACCGCAAGCGCCGGCCATACCGATGAGGACACCCAGCAGCGTAAGTTCAGGCTGTGGCACATGGGCAGAAAGCAAGACCGCGGAAACCAGGTCTTGCATGACACCAGGGAAAGGCTCTGGAAACGTTTTTAACGCCCTGGCCTTGCGTACGCTTACCGACGGCGTTTCAGACTGTCCTATGGCTTCCTGGTGGGTTGTAGGTTGGGCGGTAGGCTCAGTGACAACCTCTGTGTCTACTGAAACTAGACTTGACTGGGTATAAACTTGCGCTAATTCGGCCATTGCCTTATGGGACGGCAAAGTAGTGACGTCTAACTGTAAGAAAGGGTCAATAGGGTCAAGACGGCCGAACTTATAAACTCGTACCAAATCGAACGCATTCAAGGCCTTGCCTTGCGAGTTGTAGGGCGCATGATTCTGCATATTGATCAAGTGCAGTTGGTCAGAATGAATGTAGGCCCCGCCTTCACCGCCGCTGCCATGGAGAAAATTCAATCTTCTCCCGTCCCACTGACCATCACTGTTTTCTATAAAAGTGAACTGATCCGGGATAATACTTGTAAGCGCTTCGATGATAGAGACCTTGGTATTAAACTCGCCGACAAGGCCATAAGCCTGCCGTGGGTCTTTAAGAACCTGGTCACCGTTATCAAGCAATGTCGGATTGAGATCAGGACTTGCCGCCTCATTGAACTTACACAAGGCTGTGCAAAGCTCATTTGCACCAGGCAATAAACCACTACGTTGGATGAAAGGGTCCACTCCTTTTTCAATGACCGGATTTGCCGTGTAATGTAACTGCACTGGAGATAGAACAGACTTGTCAATACTGAGATTATTATGCTCGGCCCAGCGTTTCCATTGCCGGCCGGAAACCGGTTTGTCAAGCCAAAACCAGACATGGGCGCGCAGAGAGTTAGGATCTCTGGAAGTATGCCCCGCGGAAGAGGATAACTGCCAATAAGCAGCAAGATCATGGAATGGTAAAGGCAAGGTCTCTGTGACCCATTGCCGGACACATTCTGCAGGATTTACCGTTGGTGAGACCGTTGGGGTAAATGAGTCAATATCGAACATGACCCAATGCTTCGGAGTGTCACTGAAGTTAGTAAGTGTCCGCGTTATTTTCGATGCGCTCTCAGGACCTATTTCCAAGTCTTTATTTGGAGTGCCACGAATAGCTGCAAATTGGGGGTGAGCAGCCGCCTCATCAAGAATGGTTGCTAAGTGTTTCAAACTCTTGACGGGCTTGACAACAACGCGGAAATACTTCGCAGTGTCATAGTCCTTGATATGGCCATTCTGCCAAACTTTGGTAAGCACCAAAGGACTGCGGCATTTAAGAAACGTAATAGTATCTTTATTTGTACGTGTGTTTACACTTACATTGTCTGTAATGAGATTTGTCGACATAATCTTATTTATGGTTTTTTATGTGTAAAGTTGATGGCCTTAACTGAAACTAAGGTTGTCTTAAAGCCCTATCAAAGTAATTTGACGGGGCTTTAAATTTTAAGACTCCGGCGTTTCCGCTTTGACTTTTATTAAGCTGGGGGCCGCGTTAGACTTGTCGATCGCTTTTTCTATATACTGTTTGAGTTGTACCAGGATTTGTTGATCCTCTTCTGTAACGGCAAAAAGCTCGGCGTCTTCAAATACGGCCGCCACATCTGCGGGAGTTTCCAATGTCGGGGCCTTGAATACTTGTGTTTGCAGTTTGACGGCCAAACCCGGAGACAAGGAACTGATCGCTGCCGCAATGAATTCCTGCGCAGCGTCAAGGGCTTTCCATTTCTGCATCAGCCGCCCGGGTTTCAGGTCATACCCCGGCAAGACTTTAGGATTCGCAATGAGTGCTTCTTTGGCTTGGAGAATCACCGCGTCGCACCAAGGCAATAACTGCTGGGCCAATTGCAGGGATGACAATAGGTTTTCAGGTTTGACCTTTGCGGTGGTTTTAGCTTTTGGCGCGGGGCCGGCAAATTCTTTGACTGCCGCCGCTTTTGCCACTTTGGCATATTCAGGGCAAATCGGTTTGGCCCGACACCAGAAACAGCCCTTGTCCGACATGACGATTGGCGCGAACATGTCGTCAGTAAGGTTTGCCGCCTGGACCAGCCGCTCTTCAAAGGCGTCAAGGTACTCTGCCGTGCAAGTCCAGGTTGAGTCTTTGCCCCTGGGCTGATAGATCTTCAACTCAATGGCCTTCGGATTGACCTGGAACGTTCTGCGCGCGCCTACGGCATACCCAAGGAGTTGTGTATTCTCTGTCGCGCTGACAGGTACCCGGCCGAATTTCAAATCACCGACGTGAAGAACTTGCGCCTTTTTGGCCCCGCGTATATTGACCAGATCGCTGGTGCCTCCGAGATTGGGATGCAAGTCTTTAAAATCAAGGTCGACTTCGATATGGAGGTCCCCATCTAAGGCAAGAACCTCTTGCGCATACTTTTTACAGTGTTCAACAATGTAAGGGTCGTAACTCTCGGGGATTTGAGGTAGGGTTACTGGTTTGCCAAGCGCTTGCCTGAACAAGAGTTCTGAAATCGTATGGGCCAAAGTTCCTTCTTTGGCCGCTTCAGACGAAGTCTGTATTGATGTAATACTGCGAGACAGCGCGATAGATGCCGGACAGGTCATAAAACGCTCGGCTTGGCTCATTGACAGGATGGCGTGCGGCCGGTCCTCATGCACTTGCATTGGCGGGAGGTGCAAACGCTCTTGTAACGGTATGGGTTGGGTGCTGCTTTTTTTCATGATTGACTTTCAGTTAAAGTTTGGATAGTTGCTAAGGTAAAAAACTTGGTCGGTAATGCGGTTACTGATGGTGGCGCGGTTGAAGACGGGATGACCTGGGAGATGACGGACATCTTTTTAAGGATTGTCTGCAAAATGTAATGGTCAAGCGAGGTCTCAATGGTTAACAGGTAAGCAAGGGCCGCAGAGTTGACCTTGTTAAGATTTTCGACCCGCGCTGTGGCCTGCTCTAATAATGATGGACTCCAAGTGGTTTCTACAAAAGCCACGGTATCTGCAATGCTGAGGTCAATGCCTTCGGAACAAGCAATGATATTGCCGATAAACACCCGACACTCCGGGCGGGTCATGAAGATAGTTCGCCGCGCTTCCCGCCGGGCCATCGGGGTATCGCCTTTGACCGTTACCGGGCGGAAAGTTTTCAACCCTGCGGCCAACCCGTCTATCACGTCGATATGATAGCCGAAAACTACGATTTTCATCTCAGGTTCTTCATTGAGCAGCCCGGTGATGAAGTCAATGCAGTCCGGTAGTTTTTTTATAGCGGCTTCATGCAGGATCTCGGAGAGGCCCTCGATAGATAGAATAGGATTTTGTAAAGTCGTAAGCTCATCCTTGTTGAACTGGGACTCCTGCTTAGATACAGGACGGTCAAAAGTGATAAGCCTGTACTCCGGAGGTGTGTACCCTTTGAACACCTGGTCTTTGCTGCGACGGAGGATATGCGGCTTGATGAGGGCTTTCAGCTCCGGTAGGTTGGCTGCGCCAGAAACGTCCAAACCCCACGGCGCGACCCAGGCCTTGCAAAAGTGATGGGCGTAATCGTACCAGGCCATCTTCGTAATCTTCAAGCCACTGAGTACAGACCAGAGATTGATCGGGCGGTTGAGCATGAGAGTGCCAGAGAGCGCATAGACTATGCTCGCCTTATCCATCAGCTTTAATGCGGCCTTGGTACGTTGGGCAGTCTTACTCTGCATCCGATGTACTTCATCAAGAATAAGGATCTGGGGCTTGTATTTTGCAGGCAGAAACTTTATAAGACCCCAAGGTACGATGACTGCGCCATAGAAGGTTGCTGGCGGGCCTTTGGTTGCAGAAACTTGGCCATCGACCATATAGATATGCGTCGTCCCTTTTATAGACAAGTCGTTGATGGCGTCACGCCATACATACTTCACCCCTGATGGCACGACAATCAGGATTGTCTGCTTTGACTGTAGCCGTTCTAAAGCTACAACTACTGTGGGGAAAGTTTTTCCAAGTCTCGGAGAATCTGCGAGTATCGCATAGTTACGTTGTCGCAGGAAGTCAGCGGCTTCTTCCTGATGCGGTTTGAGTACGATCATAACAGTAAGGCTCCAGTGTAAGTGGTAAGACACACATCATAGGGCCAAAAGTTTAAAAACCTACAGTGTGTCAAAAATAAAAATATTTTTTAAATTTCTTAAAAGTCTGGTTCTTTTGTGGTATCATTTCTTCACTTGGTCAATTCCGACCAGGTAAACTGTCAAAAAACTTAACTGTTCTAAAGGAACTGAAATCATGAGTAAAAAAGTAGTTACCGGTCGTGTTCGCTTCAGCTATTTCAACGCATTCAAACCGCGGTTGAATACCCTGAGTAACAAGTCTGAATTCTCGACCCAAATCCTGGTACCTAAGTCTGACGTCACAACCATTGCTGCTATCAAGGCCGCCATCTCTGAAGCCGTGACCGACAAGTTCGGTGGCAAGCGCCCGGTGGGCCTGCGCAACCCGCTGAAAAACGGCGATGCCATTGTTGACGAGGGAGCAACGGCTTTGGGCAAAGAGTATGCGGGGCATTACTACTTCAGCGCGAAAGCATCTGAAGACAAACCACCACAGATCGTAGATGCTGAAGGCCAGTCCATTCTGTCGGCGCAAGAGTTCGGCAGCGGCGATTATGGCCGGGTGAGCGTGACCTTCTATGGGTACGATCAAAAGGTCAACAAGGGGGTGTCCGCGTGGTTGAATAATATCCAGTTCCTTGAAAAAGGAGAAGCCCTTGACGGCCGGTCTACTGCTGAAGAAGACTTCGCGCAGCCTATCAAAAAAGCGGCCCCAAAGGCTGCGGCACCAGTAGTTAAGACAGCGGCGCCGAAAAAACCTGCGGTTGAAGAGCCTGAAACCGATGAGGCCGACAGCGCCGAGGAGGACTGGGCCTAACAATTTACGAGGGGAAAGCAGATAGCGCAGGCCCGGGAGTTATGCCTCGGTATCCACGCCGCAGCGAGTACCCTCACCCTGGACGTTTGACCGAGTGGCCGAAGGTGTCGGACTGTAAATCCGATCGTAATTGCACGTTGGTTCGAATCCAACAGCGTCCACCGTACTTATTGGACTTTTTATGACTGAAACTGTTAACACTGTAGCGGCCATGGCCCGCAAATTTGGCCTTGAGTACCTTGGGACTCCACGCCATTTGTCTCCTGAAGAAAAGATTTTCCGAGTCACTTGCTTGGCCGAAGAAGTCGACGAGTACATTGACGCGAAGACCAAGGCCGATGAGTTCGACGCCTTGCTTGACTTGCTGGTATTTACTATTGGCACGATGCTCCGTCAAGGCTTTCCGATTCTGCCAGGCTTCCAGCGAGTGATGGCTGCAAACATGATGAAGCGGCCAGCCCTAGTACGGGCGGCCAGCAAACGAAATTTTGAACTGGATTTGGTCAAACCTGTTGGCTGGGTACCCCCGATTCTCTCGGATCTTGTAGGAGAGCTTTGAAAATGAAACAGGAATTTACACAAGAGCAGATGTCCTGGTATCAAGTCTATGAGGCAGTACGCAGCGGCGGGGCCTACAACATGTTTGACCCCCGTGCCCTGGAATCGACAGGCCTTGCAAAGAATGAGTACTTGTTCGTGTTGAATAACTTCAGTGCGATGACGACAGCGATGGAGGTCTCTCATGAGCAACCATGACTACGTAGAAATCGATTGTGAAGTCAAAGTCGAGACCGATCATGCCTATTTGATATTTGATGGCAAAACCGAAGCTTGGGTACCTAAATCCCAGGTCTCTGATTTCAGCGATGAAGCACGCAATGGCCGTACTGTCATTACCAGTGTCTTCATCCCAGAATGGCTTGCAAATAAAAAAGGATTGATATGATTACCTTAGCTGTTGGCCTGGTTGAGCCTACCAATACAAAGCCTACCAATACAAAGCCTACCAATACAAAGCCCACTGGCTCCGACCTTGAGAGCCAAGAACCGGTAGACTCCATTTCTGCGGTCCTCGCCGAGCGCGGGACTAAGTATGGGGCTTTCATTAACCATGCCGAGATCTGCCAAGATCTGAAACTGGCGATCAAATTGCATCTTGATAATCGGCAAAAAAGTTTGCACTACGACCAACAAGAAGCCCTGGATATGATCTGCCACAAGATTGCCCGTATTATCAATGGCGATGCAGACTACGCCGACTCCTGGGTCGACATTGCCGGCTATGCCAAACTGGTGGCCGACCGCCTGGAGAAGATGCATGCAGAGCTATAAAAATTTACTGACCAAAGTGCTGGCAATGGGAGAGCCGAAACCGTCACGCGCCGGAATGACTATCTTCTTGCCGCACCAGCAATTGTCTCATGACTGTCGTAATGGGTTCCCGGCTTTGACCGGCCGAAAACTGCACTTCAAAAGTGTTGCTGCAGAATTGGATTGCTTTATCCACGGTATTTCTGACATCCGGGCCTTTCATGACCGCGGTTGCCACATCTGGGATGCCAACCTTGCGGACTACAACAAACGACTCGGTAGACTAAGTAAGTTAGGTGGTGTGGACAATACTGACCTTGGCTTTATCTATGGCCGGGTCTGGCGGGGTCCTTATGATGACAGTGCTGACCAGCTGGCTTGGGTCCTTGCCGAAGCAAAGCGTGACCCCTCATCGCGCCGGCTATTCGTGACGGCCTGGGTTCATGAACTGGCGGTAGACCCAATGACCTGTGCCTTGCCGCCTTGTCATTTAAGCTTCCAGCTTACCATCAATAACGGTATGCTGGACCTTTGCTTTTACATGCGCTCTGTAGATCTTGCTCTGGGCCTGCCATTCGACATGGCGTCCTACGCTTTACTTCAAGCGTTAATTGCCAATGACTTGGGACTGCGACCACGGTACCTCACCGGGTTTCTCGCCGATGCGCACATTTACGAGCAGAACAGAGACGCCGTGACCGAGTACCTGGGCCGGGAGTTATTCGCCTTGCCAACCTTGGTACTGGACCTGCCGCCGGGAAGGGCTATCGAAGCTTTTGATTACTCCCAGGCCTCACTTGATCATTATCAGCATGGAGCGGCGATTAAGACGTCGATGGCCGTATGACCCTCCGTGCTACTTTTGAAGGGTACCTTCTTGCTTTAGCGGTTGTCGCGGCGCGCCAAGGAACTTGTAGTAAACGGCAAGTCGGTTGCGTCATAGCCAATACTAATAACCGAGTCATTAGTATTGGGTACAACGGTGTTGCTGCAGGGCGAGCTCATTGTATTGATTCCCCATGTAAAGCTGTTACTGAGAGGGCCCCCGTTTCACATATCAAGTGCATGAGTCAACACGCCGAAATCTCAGCCCTAATACAAGCCGGTGCGGCTACTTACGGTGGGACAATGGCGATAACGACATCACCTTGTGCCTCTTGCACAATCGCGCTTATTACTGCTGGAGTAAAACGGTTAGTTTTTAGTGAAGTAAATAGACTTTGGGACAATGAGATAGACTATGAGGTTTCTCCATATCAATTAGTAACTGAGGCTAAAATATCATGGGCCCTAGTATAAAGCAATGCGCTTGTTGTAAAGAGACAAAGCATAAAAGTGACTTTGGCTTTGCCTCTAGATACTCAGATAAGCTATACGTGTACTGTAGGGCCTGTGTTGCACAGAAAGGTCAAATTCTCAAACAAAATAGAGAGGTAACCCCCGCACTTAAAGCTAAATGGAAAGCGCGTACAGACTTACGAAGAAGCACCCCAGAAGGACGTGAAGAGATTAGAGCGGCAAATAGAAAGTACCTCGCTAATAAACGACAGGACCCTATTTATCGTGCAGCGGATAGACTTAGGAGTTTAATTTATCATAAGACGCATCCTAATGGGCTATACGCAAAAATAAGAAAAGACCCAATCTTTGCTCTAAGTGTGCGTGTTAGAGGCCTAATAAAAATGGCACTTAAAAATAAGCAAGTAGCTAAGGCCTCAAAAACAGAGGTTTTTTTAGGTTGCGACTACGAATTTTTTAGCTTATACCTTGAACTTCAATTTACCGAAGGTATGTCATGGGAAAACTTAGGTCAATGGCATCTAGATCATAAAACCCCAATTAGTTGGGCCACAACGACAGAAGAAGTGATTAAACTAAATCATTTTTCAAACTTTCAACCCTTATGGGCTAAAGACAATTTAGCAAAAGGTAACAAGTTTAGCTCTTCTCGCATACCTATTATTGAAAGGCCACCACATGACAACTAAACCCGCAGCAATGACTTCAAAAAACAAGCACGAGCACTTCGTCGGTGTCTACGTGTCAAAAAGTATTCTCCGAGCACTTGACAAAGCGGCCAACGCCGAAAGCACGTCCCGGAGTTTTATCATTCGCAAATTGTTAACTGAAAAACTGAAACAAAATGAAGCTATCACGCTCAGGTACTCAGCCCCCCACACAGGCAAGTCTTTCGATTGACCTGGAGACGTGTAGCCCATTAGCTTTGCCTAAGGTTGGGGCGCATAAATACTCCGAGTGCCCAGACACAGTTATTGTCTGCATGGCCTATAAGTTTGATGACGAGCCAATTGAGCTTTGGTCTTCTTTAGACTCTGATAGGCTACCTGATAGGGTCATTAAACACGCGGCTAATGGCGGAAAACTTTGTGCCTTCAATGCTGGTTTTGAAATGCTCATGCTTTCAGGACATTGTGGCAAAAAGATTGGATGGCCAAAAACTAAGATTTCGCAGTGGCATGACTCCGCGGCTAAGGTTGCCGCTCATGGGCTACCACGCTCTCTAGGCAATGCCGCCTTAACCTTACCAGGGATTCCACACAAAGATGAGACGGGCAAGCGTGAGATGCTTAAACTTGCCAAACCCGCGTGGCTAGCTAAAGCGACTCCTGAGCAACTTGCTGCTCTTTATAGCTACTGTAAGCAAGATGTGTTAGTTGAGCACTCTATTGACCAGGTACTGCCTGACCTCAGTCCTTACGAGCAGGTCCTTTGGGAGGTCGACTACCAAATCAATAAACGCGGGTTCTTGGTTGACCTGGACTTGGTAGGTAAGATTCAAAAGCTCATTGCCACCTATGTTGATGTAAAAGTAGCGCGATGCCTAGAACTCACTGGCGCTAGGCCCTCACAACGCGCAGTCATCATGGCTTGGTGCTGTGGACAAGGTTATATAGTCGACAGCTACACGGCGGATGACATTAAAGAGTATCTAAGAGATAAAGAGATACCCCCGCAAGTCCGTGAGGCTTTGGAGATACGGCAAGCGACTGCTTTTGCTGCAGTCAAAAAATACGCAGCCTTTGAACTCACTACCTGTGCAGACAGCCGTCTCAGAGGCATGTTCCTTTACCATGGCGCGGGTACTTCGAGATGGACCGGGAGAGGCGCCCAGCTTCACAATCTTTCACGCCCTGTCCTGTTAAAGACTCCAGAAGCCATCGCGGGGGCCATTAAACGGGTCCAGGCTGGTGTAAACCCGGTAGACCTGGACAAACAGGTATTGCCCGCCTTTAAAGACCTTGTGCGCTCCGTATTGACCTCTCCGATAGGTCATACTTTAGAGGTCTCTGACTTCAGTTCTGTCGAAGCTCGCGTTCTTGGTTGGATGGCAAATGACCCTATCTACCAAAAGGCCTTTGCCGAAGACCTGGACCTTTACATAGTCACAGCATCGATGATTTATGGAGTGCCATATGCAGAAGTGACAGACGACCAGCGTTTCCTTGGCAAAGCCGCAGTACTGGGTCTTGGCTATTCTATGGGCAGTAAAAAGTTTATCGAGACGGTAGCCAAGACCGGCCGGATTGTGCCGGATGACCTTATCATCCGAGCGCATGCTGCCTATCGTGAGACATATAAGGCGATTGTAAAAATGTGGTCTGCCTTTGGTGACGCGTCTTTAAAGGTGGTGTCTACAGGCGTTACTCAACGAGTAGGCAAGTGCGTACTAGGGCTAAAAACACATTGCAAGGGGACTCCACAAGAGATCACTTTCATGTATGTCCAAAAACCCGGTGGCGGCAGACTGGCGTACTACAGTCCTAAGATTGAGATGGTCGCCACACCCTGGGGCGAGAAACGCGCGGCCTTTACGGCTTTAGTGTTGAATGAGAAAACCAGGCAGCTAGAACGCAACCCAGTGCACGGTGGCTTGCTGGCGCAGCATGCCACGCAAGGCATTGCCCGTGACCTGCTGGCTAATGGGTTGATAAAAGCCCAAGAACATGGGGTACCTGTAGTAGGTCATGTGCATGATGAAATAATTGCCGAGATGCCTAAGGATGGAACTCCACAACTTCCTGACCTCATGACTGACCTTCCTGACTGGGCGCAAGGGTTAAATGTCAAAGCCCATGGCTTTGTGGACAAACGGTACAGGAAATAAAGCAGCGCTCCTTCAAGAGTAGGACTGAGGCTAGCAGTTACTGCTTTTGTATCTTTTTAGCAACACTTTAAAATATTTTTAAAATTTTTTAAACTTTGCTAAAAAAGGAGCATAATTCTCTCAACGCAACGAAATTCTTCGCTGCGTACAAACTGAAAACTGAAAACTCTTAAAGGAAATAAATCATGGTCGCTGCAGTAACAACTCGTGAAGATGGCTTTGCTGAAATGGCTTATATCGGTGAAAAACCTTGGCATGGCCTTGGGCAAGAATTGACCGCTAATGCACCTATTGAAACCTGGGTGCAGCAAGCCGGTATGGAGTGGAAAATTAAACGCGGTGTTGTTCGCTATGCCACCGAGCGCGGCGATGACATGGGTCTCAAAGACATGCCGGATCAACACGTGCTCTTCCGTTCTGACACAAAGCAATCACTAGGCATTGTGTCTTCCAAATATCAAGTAGTCCAGCCTTCTGAAGTCTTGGAGTTTTTCCGTGACCTTACCGACGCCAATGGCTATACCCTCAACACGGCTGGCACTCTGTTTGACGGCCGTAAGTTTTGGGCCCTTGCCGCAATCGGAGAATCCGCTTGCGTCGTGGGTGATGACAAGGTTGAAGGCTTCTTGCTACTCAGCAGTAGCTGTGACGGCACTCTTGCCACGACTGCCAGGTTTACAACGGTTCGGGTAGTCTGCAATAACACCCTTGGCATGGCTTTAAAGGGTACGGCGAAACATGAAATTATTGTTCGCCACTCCACAAAGTTTGATGCTGAAGAGGCAAAACGGAACCTTGGGTTAGCCCGTGACGGCTTCAGTGAATTCCTCAAAGCCTCGCGCCAACTTGCTGCCAAGTCGGTTTCTAAGCAAACAGCTGCAGATTTTGTCGAGAAACTGCTCCGTGACACCAAGATGATCACGGCGCAAGACGTTACCAAGTCCACGCCGTATACCCGGATTCTTGAACTGTTTAACACCTCGGCGATGGGCGGCACTTTAATTAGCGCCGAAGGCACAGCCTGGGGCATGGTCAATGCGGTTACCGAGTATGTTGACCACCATGCCAAAGCGGCCAATGACAGCAATCGTATTGCCTCGGCCTGGTTCGGGCGTGGCGATGCCTTGAAGACTCAAGCCTTTGAACAAGCCCTGGTTTTGGCCGCGTAACCTGATGACCTAGATAGCCTTATTAGCTCGTCGCAGCGAGCTAATGGATGCCACCTGGTGTCTTTTACTTACCACTTTTAAACTGGAGTTACAAATCATGACTGATGCCATAAACGTTAAGACCGCAACTACCGCGGCGCTACTTGCTTTTTTCAATGCCAATACTGGTGGCGCGCAAGTCACCAAATTCAAAGACCATGCGACCGCAGAGACACGGGTCTCAAAACTGTTGGCCGAGATGGTTGCCGATGGCGACCTTGAGGCTTCCGAAGTTCTGGCTGTCAAAGCTCCCAAGGTACCAAAAGAGCCCAAGGTGCCCAAAGTTCCTAAAGAGCCCAAAGCTCCAAAGGTTGCCAAAGAGCCCAAGGTCAAGGCCGTCAAGGAGCCTAAGGCGCCTAAGATGCTCTTCATCACCAAACTCGGCCTGGGCGATTGTGGTGTCAAGATGAGTACCTTTCGCGGCCAGATCCTGCAAACCATTCGCGATGCTGGAACTGCTGGCGCCAATAAGGCCCAAGTTGTTGCCAAGCATGCCTTGTACACGGCCGACGTGGTTTGCAAGTTCAAACGCCTGGGTTTCATCACTGAGGCCTAGCCATTAAGGACACAATCTTTGAAGCCCTTGCGGTAAAACCTATCATTACTGAGACCATTATGAAATCAGAAAAAATAGCGGATATAGCTTTAGCCGTGCTAATCGGCGTGTCTTTAGCTTATCTGCTCTTTTTGGAGTTAAGTAAATGACTAAATACCTTGAAAGCGATGACATTGAACTCGAGGGGGCCCCACGATATGTCGGGGCCATTGTGAAGTCTCGCACCGCAAATGTGTGGGCCTTACCTACCTACGTCCCTCCAAAGCACGAGTCTGTTCGCGATGGCGCGGATGACCACTTGCAGTGCAAGTCCTTGCCGCCAGAAGGTCAAGCAACTTACCCACGGGGTCACAAATGACCAACAAATATGAATTCGTCCCAGGCGATGAAATCACTATCGCCCCAGGCCGCACAGTAAAGCGCATTCGTGCGCTTGTTGCGATTGCTGCTTTTGGCGTAATGCCAGGACAACTTGGCGGCTATGTCGAGTCAGACAAAAACTTAGCGCAGGTGTCCGGCAATGCGCAGGTGTCCGGCAATGCGTGGGTGTCCGGCGATGCACGGGTGTCCGGCAATGCGCAGGTGTCCGGCAATGCGCAGGTGTACGGCGATGCACGGGTGTACGGCAATGCGTGGGTGTACAGCAATGCGCGGGTGTCCGGCAATGCGCAGGTGTCCGGCGATGCACGGGTGTACGGCAAGGCGTGGGTGTACAGCAATGCGCGGGTGTCCGGCAATGCACGGGTGTCCGG